TCCCGAGAATCTAAAAGGGCATCATTTGTTTAAACATGGAGCTTGGATGTTAGCACTAGAAGATGATAGTTTTGAGTATTTAAAAGAATATCTTTCAAACCCAAAAAATGATATTGAAGGAATAGTATTTCATCATAGGTCAGATGGTCGTATGTGTAAATTAAGAAAATCTGATTTTGGAATTAAAAGATAACAAAAACAAATTAAAAACTATTATAGCATGAGAAGACCTAATCTAATAGACCGAATAATGTTTTTCGATAGATTTGATACAGACAAGTACACAGAGTTCTTAGAAGCAAGAAAAGTTAAAGAACCTATTGAAGCAGAAAAAGTAGAATTTGAAAGTAATTATGGTTGTTTACAAATGATTCAAACATTCTTATACATTGTATTGCTTTTACTTGTTATTGTCGCACTTTATAAATTTATTTAAAATGATTAACGGACATATTGAATACACACAAGAACTTAACGACGAAGAATTAATGTTAGCTAAAAGATTAGTTTCAGCATTTAAAAAACGTACAAAAGACAATCCAGTAACAGCACCAGAGATTGTATCTGGAGTTAATGCGAATATACCACTAACACAAAAGTTTTCAGAACGTAGATTAAGAAAGATTATAAACTATTATAGAGTACAAGGAATATTACCTATTATAAGCACTTCTAAAGGCTACTACGTTTCTTATGACGAGAATGAAATAGAAGGTATGGTTATATCACTTACACAACGTGCCAACTCAATATTAGAAGGCTGTTTTGGTATGCAACGAATTTTAAAAGAAGAAAAATTTAAAAAATATATAGGAATTAAATAATTTACTATATTTGTACCATCGAAGCGTAGGAAACTCCGAAAAACATTTTTTATAACATAAAGTCAAGCAACAAGGTTTTCCTACGCACCTTCGTTAGCTTGGCTTTTTTATTTAACTAAAAGTTACTGGTAATCTAAAAACCTTTATTGTATTATGGTAAGTTTAAAATTCAAATGCTCATTAATTTCAAAAGATTTTATTGAAATAGAAGCAAACAATCAAAGAATTGAAATCGTAATAGTTAATCATGATGATTTTAATCAAGAACACGAAACTTGTGGTGTAATACTAGATAAGTTTACGGCTATTAAGCTATCTAAAGAACTTCGTAAACAAATTGCTTTATTAGATTAGTTATGGAAAAAATGCAATGGTTTAAATTCTCTATTTCGGAATGGAAGATGGGAAAAATTCAAAAATGTACTCCAGAAGCTAAATCTTCATTTATGGAATTATGTTGTTTGTACTGGATAAATGAAACTAAACTTTCTATTGAAGATGCAATTATTGAATGTGATGAAGACAATTATAAAAATCTTTTATCTAAGAAAGTAATTAAAGAAGTTGGTGGTTTTATAAAAATTTATTTCTTAGATGAACAGTTTGAAAATGCCTTAGAAAAATCTGTAAAAGCCAGAGAATCAGTAGAAAAGAGGTGGTCAAAACGTAATACGATAGTATTAGGAACGAATAACGATAGTAATACGACCGTATTACGACCGAATTACGATAGTAATACAGAAGAGAAAAGAAAAGAAGAGAAAAGAAAAGAAGAGATATATACTCCTCCGTCGTTCGATTTTAAAAAATCTCTTTTGTCTTTTGGTTTTGATTCTAAATTAGTTTCTGAATGGATAAAAGTTCGTAAAGCTAAAAAACTTACAAATACAGAAACTGCACTAGATAAATTCATAAAGCAAGTTGAACTTACTGGATTAGATAAAAACTTAGTATTAGAAAAATGCGTTGAAAAAAGTTGGGGTGGTTTTGAATCTTCTTGGATGACAAACGTATCTGTACAGCAAAGCAATAATCAATCTAATGTTTTAGGTGTAACGGCAGATGGTGAAGTTGTAACAGACCAATATGTTTATAGTGTTTACAAACAAATGGGGAAATTATGATTTTAAAAGACGGACATAGCACTAAATACCTATTTGATTATAGGGATGGTAAAATACCACAAGGGCTTGGATTAGGTATTTACTTAGATGATTATTTAAGATTTAAAAGAGGTCAATTAAATTTTATACTTGGACATGATAACGTAGGTAAATCTTACTGGATGTTATGGTATTTTCTTGCACTAGCAACTAATCACAATCTTACATTTACTTTGTTTATGGATGAAAATTCAGCACAAAAAGCAATGAGAGATTTAATTAGAATGTATTTCGGAAGAAAGATAACTGAACTTACAAATTCTGAATTACAAGTAGGTATAATGAAAATTGAACACCATTTTAAGTTTGTAGATAATCTTAAACGATATACTCCAGAAGAATTATTAGAGGTATTTAAAACAAGTAAAACGGACGCTTACTTAATCGACCCTTTTAACGGATTAAAGACAGCTTTATCATATTCTAGTAATTACGATGTTTTAAATGATTTAAAAATGTTTTGTAAGACTACTAATGCTACGATATACATAAATGCTCACCCAAGTACAGCAAGTGGACGTAGACAAGCTGTATATCCACAAGGACACACATGGGCTGGACATATTACACCTCCATTTAAAGATGATATTGAAGGTGGTAAAGCATTTTCAAATAAAGCAGATGATTTTATTATAATTCACAGACTTATCGGTAGTGAAACAATGAAGTTTGAAACACTTGTGGAAATTAAAAAAGTTAAAGATACGGATGATGGTGGAGGTCAAACAATGCTTGAAAAACCAATAATGTTTAATTACAATTCTGCAAACGGATTTAAGTGTGGAGGTATAGATTGCATTAAGCACCCTAAAACAAGTTATCAAGCACCAGTAGAACTTCCAATACCAAAATATCCTCCAGTAGCAAGTTTTTACGAAGCAGGGGTTAGAGAGAATGAACCAGAAAGAATTATTAACGACCCTGACAAAGGGATTCAATTTCCATTTTAATTATGAATGAACTAGATTTAATACTCGCTAGAGTAAATATTAACACTACAATTGCAAAACTTAAACTAAGTACAGATGAAATAAAGGAAAAGAACCCCCAAAGAACCGATTTAACGAACTCAATGGAAGATTCCATAGGACAACTCGTTTTTTCAGTTTCGATGTATGACGTGCTAGAAAAAGAGTATAGAACGGCACGATTACTTTCTCATAACTATTGCAGTCACATTATGCAGTTGGAAGAAAGAATTAGATTATTAGAAAAACAAAATAAATTATTATTAGAAGGATTATGAGTTGGAATATAAATATTAATAGAACATGGGTAGAATTTACAGAGGAAATGATACCTGAGAAAGCAGTTGGATTCGTTTATCGCATGACAGCAGTAATAGATGGTAAGTTTGTAATGTATATTGGTAAAAAGAATTTTTATTCAGATGTAAAGACTAAACTCGGTAAAAAAGAAATGCCTACCGATAAACGTTTAAAGCAATACAAACGTGTAAGAAAGTTCACTTACAAAAATTACTATAGTTCCAATGAAGTATTGAAAGAGCATTACAAGAATGGTGGTGAAATACATCGTACTATACTGGAGATATGTTATTCTAAAATTGAACTAACTTACAAGGAAGTTAAGCACCAATTCATCAATGAGGTGCTAGAAGATGAAAGTTATTTGAATAATAATATACTTGGAAAGTTCTATAAAACAACAAGTTAGAAAATAAATGAAATATTTTTACACAAAGTTGCACGATTATTTAAAATGATTGTGTAACTTTGTTGAAACAAATGGCAAAAATTATGAAATCTTTACAAAGAGCAAAAGAATTCGCTAAAAATATTGAAGGCGAAGCTACCCGACAAAAACTTGATGAATTAAAGCATTTATATAAATGTTTTGTATCAGAAGTAGAAAATAACAATCGTGTTAAATACCCAAGCACACATGAATCCATGAATATGCTTGAATTTAAAAGTTCAGTGTATGAATTGTTATTAAGCATTATGTTTATGGCAGAAGCTAAGAATAAAGACAAAGAGTATATAATTTCAATTTTAAATAAAATATAATGGCAAAAAAAGTAGTAATTGTAAACGAATACAAGAAAGTAACTGTACAATCTAGTGTTCAAGTAGAAAATGCAATGGATATAGCATTGCAAGTAAGTATAATGAGAAAAGAGTTTTCATTAGCAAAAACAAAGGCAAAACAAATAGAGTATGCTTTAGAATTGTTTTCAATTGCAGTTGAACAAGGGCATATTAGTCGTGAATTATTAGCAAAAATTAAATAAGATGAAAGATTTAGAATTAGAAATGAACGGAGTATCTCACTTGTTAAGTAAGGTTCAAAATGAAGTTAAGGTATTAAAAAACAACTTTAATGCTTTTGGTAAATACAAGTTTCGTTCTGTAGAGGACATTCAAGTAGCGGTTAAACCTATTTTACTTGGTTGGGAAGCAGTAATCGTACTTGCAGATAAAGTAAGTGAGATATGTGGTATTCCAGTAGTAGAAAGTACAGCAACATTTATTTGTCCATTTGGTGAAATTTCTGTTACAGCTTCTGCAGGAGTTGATATTCATAAGAAAGGTATGGATATTCCACAGACATTTGGTACTGCAAGTTCTTATGCTAGAAAGTATGCTTTAGGTGGTTTATTATTGCTAGATGATGTTGCTGATTCAGATGCTACAAATAGTCATAAGGACGAGCCTAAAAAAGTATTACCAACTTGTTCAGATTTATTATTTGAAAAAGCAATAGCACGTTTTGAAAGTGGTGAAGCAGATATATTTGATAAGTTATCTAAAACTTATACTTTGACTGGTAAACAAGCGTTAGAAATTAAAGCTATTACAAATGGATGAGTTATACATGGAAATGCTTATGCAAGACCCAGAATACATGATGCAATTAGAGTGGGAGCAGTCAAATGTTCCCAGTATTTAACTTAAAAAGAAAGAAAGATGAAAGAATTAGATTTAGAACAAGGGACGAAACAATGGTTGGAAGCTAGAAAAGGTAAAATCACTGGAACAAGGCTAAAAGATGTTTTAAAAGCAGATAATCTTCCAGTAATTTATGAATTGATAGCTGAATTAGGTTCAGATGAAATAGAAGAAACATTTACAACTAAAGCAATGCAACGTGGAAAAGATTGCGAACCAATTGCAATATCACTATACCAACATATGACTGGAGTAGTAATTGATAGTGTTGGATTTTGTATTAGTGAAGACAATGAAATGTTGGCTTTATCACCAGACGGATTTACAGCAGATAGAACTGGTGCAGTAGAAGTTAAATCACCGAATACAGCTACCCATGTTAAATACATTCTTGGTGATAAAGTTCCGAGCGACTATCTTCCACAAGTGATGAATTACTTTCTTGTAAACACAAAATTAGACTGGTTAGACTTCATTTCTTTTGATGACAGATATAAACCAAAACCAATCTGGATTAAACGTGTTTATAGACATGAATTAAAAGACCAACTTGTAGAGGTTAATGAGAAGTTGGATAAGTTTATTACGAAATTTTCTAAATATTATGAAAAAATCATTTTTTAGTTTGATTTTGGTATGGGTTCTTTGCAGTTCTCATACCAATTTTAAAACAATGCTTAAACAATATAAGGTTAAATACCATGAGATTGTTTACAACCAAGCAAGATTAGAAACTGGTAATTTTACATCCAGAGGGTTTAAAGAATTAAATAATCCATTAGGTTTTACTTTAAACGGCAAGCTAATGAAGTTTAAGACGCTAAAACATAGTGTAACATACCTAAAGGATTTACAGACTCGCAGAATGAAAAAACATGAACATTGGTACGACTTCCTTGTAAGGGTTAAATGGGCTACGGATAAAACATATATTGATAAATTAAAACAATTTTAAAATGATAGTATCACTGGCAAGAAAGTTAAGTACTGAAACCTTAACAAATAGATTAGTTAAACAGCCGTTTAATCAAACTATTATTAACGAACTAAGTAAACGTGCTAATAGAGTTTCTAAATGTGAAATAGAAGGTCGTAAACGAATAGAAAAAGAACTGGAGAAGTTTAGTACTAAGTTGCATTTAGGATATAAGAATGAATCTTATTTTACAGAGGAAGAAATGTTATCAGAGCATAATTATACTTTTGAAGACCTAAGTCCAAGTGAGCGTCAGATTTATAATAATGCTGTAAAATTTTGTAGGATATGAGAAAAAAAATAATAATTGATGGTTTAAGGCTTGGACTAGGAAGTCAAGGTATTTGGACTCCTGAGTTAGAAAAAATTATTTTAGAAGAAATTAAAAAAAAAGAATTAGACGAAATAATCCAACAAATGATTAAAAAAGGATATGGTGAAAACTTTATGAATGGAGAGTTAGTTGTCGCAATGATTAAAGATATGTTAGAAATTTTAGAAAATAATAAATTATGACAGCAGTAGAATGGTTATTAGAGCATTTAGAGCTTAATATTATGTGGACTGATAAAGCTAAAAAAATAGTTGAACAAGCCAAAGAAATGGAACGCAACCAAATAATACGTGCTTGTAACTTCTGCGAAATGAAACATGATGAATTATTAAAACAAGCAATT